ATGTAGGGAGGGGGTGTTAAAAACACGACCCCCTCCCTATGGTTAAACAATGTCTATAGTGCGGTTAAGCTGTTTGATTTACTACATTTTCTCTCTTAACATCAACGAAATCCGTTTTCTCACCATCAAAACGAAGTTTACAATAAACATTCATAAAGTCAGCAGAAATGATTTCATCAATTGCTTGCTCAATAGCAGCATTTTCTTCTTTCTCATCAAAAGAATCAGAATCAGCTGCAACACGAGCAAGATATGCACACGAATTGTACCCTTTTTCCGTGTCCCACAAGAACCACTTTGTGAAGTCCTGGAACGGATTGTAGGGGTTATCGTACGTAGTCAGCATGTACTGAACCATAAGACTTCACCTCCTTAAGCGTTCAAGTATTTACTCACAGTAGAAGCAGAAATGCCGAGGCTTTCGGCAATCTGAGCGTTTGTATAGCCAGAAGCAGCACGAGCTTTAATCAATGCGATCTTGCCACTGCTAAGCTCGTTGTTCGCTCTAGGCGTTGCGCGTTGCCGCAAGTTATCGATGTCAGCGCTATCCAAAATCTGGGACAGCACATTGTCCGAAATAGCGCCTGCCTGAATAGCTTCCCATTCCTTATCGCTAATGGTAATGGGGTGGCGCTTAGCCCCCACCTGTTGGCGGGCGGCCACTATAGCTTGCTGGGATACCTTCTTGAGCATCTTCTTATCATTGGCAAGGTCGGGGTCAGCCTCGATCTTCTCCTTGATACGGGCGTTAGCAAGGACCTGGGCCTGACGTTCACGGGGCTTATTCGAGTTGGCAAGGGCCAGGGCAGACTGGAGCCTGGTAACTTCCGGCTCGTAAGCCTTCTTGGCCTCGGGGCTGTACTTCAGGTGGCCTTCATCTCTTTACGAGCTTCGTTTGCCAAAGACTTCAGCTTATTCGCATATTCGGCATAAGCAAGCTCTGCCTTGGTACGGCGGTAGGATACCAGGGTATAGGCATCATCGGTCTCAGCCATCTTGGTAGACTGCTGCGTGCGCATCTTCTGCTTGGTGATGACCTCGCCAGTCTTCTTATCTACACGGCTGGTCTCATAGTAGAGATCATCCGCTGTCTTGTAGGTTTTCTTACCAGTTTCGGGATCGATCACGCCGCTGCCCTGGCGCTTAGGCACAGAGATCTCGCTCTTTGCCCTCGTGATCAGAGTAGCGCTACCCTCATGATACTGACCGTTCTCATCGAAATGCCCCTGATACTTGCGCTTCAATTCGGCAATGCCATTATCAGATTCGCTGCGCTTGTAATCAAGGTCATGCTTTTTGGCATCAATAACCACCATGGAATGCCGAACTGCACGAGCAAGCTCCTCAGTGCTGGCACCTGCAAGAGTCATATCCATGATTAGATTAGATACGACACCCATCTGTTTCTGAGTATTGGCATCAGTCATTCGCTTGGTTTTGGTATCGCCTGCCGGAATCTTATACTCAACCTTAGGATCAAAGCCTTTAAGCCCCTCCAATTCGGGCTGGGATGCGATCTTATAGCCTTTGCCAAACGGAATAACCATAACGGTATCACCATCAAAGTCAGCGCCGGACAAGCGTTCGGCGACTTTAGAGTTAATACCAACTGCATCCTTCGGGTTTGTACCAATGACGCGTTTACCCTCAGTGTTCTTAGTATTGACCTTCAAAATAGGGATTTCAAACAGACCGCCATGAGGGTACCGAATCAGTGCAACGGTTTCTCCGTCATTAAAGTTTGGAGCATAGATCTCATTTTCACTAATGGAATTAAGCGGTAAAATCACCTGATACTTCTGCCTCGGCAAGGCCGCTGCCTGTAACGTAACTGCATTTTTGTCGCATCCGTCAGCAAAATCCTCGAGTAATTTGCGCTTAACAGTGGGGTTAGTAAGAGACCTGATTTCATCAAACTCTGCCTGCTTATCCTCAATAGCGATCTTAAGCTGGCGATTGATCAAAGCAATCGGCTGCTTGGCCAGGAACTGGGAAGGAAGCTTATCGGCCCACTCGCCCCAATCGCCCTCTTCGGCACGCTTGTTGATGAGACTCAGATGTTCTTTTCCTTTATCATCAAGATAATAGCTCTGACCGCCCTTTTCCTTGATGAGAGAACCAAACGGATTATCCCGATCAACATTGCCGTCCTTATCGCGCTTGACTTTCTTCAGAACGTCCATCATTGGAACATCCTTGGTTTTATTTGTATTGAACCGAACGTCCACACCATCCGGCAAATCATCCGCGTAAACGGCCATGCCCTTCAGGTAGTGGGTTCCGTCTACAAGGATGCGAACCTGCGCATACTTGGAGTCACCCAAATCCAGATCCTTCACCCCACGCCGAAGCTCAATAACGCCATCCTTCTGGAGGCCACCATCTTCAGCAAAGTTGATCATCAAACGCTTAGAGTCCATGCTGGACGGGAACTCAAACGGCTTATGAAAAGTCTCGCCATCGTCGTAGGAGATCGCATAGTCACCCACAGAATGGATCTTCGAAGCATCATAGATCTCGCTGTACTTGGTCCCCGGAGGTGTCAGCACCTTCAGAGTCGTCTTCTGTGCAGGATTGGTAGCCTGCGGAATACGGCGGTTAAAGGTGTCGTAACCTTCCATCTCCAAAATATAAAGAGCCTGGTCGAACTTAGTCCGAGAAACCCCGAGCTCACGTTCTGCACCAGGCCCCACATCCAGGAAACCCTTCTCCTGTACCAGTTCTCGCAGCTTATCAGCCGTAGCCGTACTCTGCCGCATACGGGTCTCTGCATTCTCATTCAGCAAAGAACGTACCGAAGAATCATTATCAAAGCCCATAATTTCAGCAATTTCATTCAGACTCTTCCCTTCTTTGCGCAAGGTCTTTGCTTGGTCCACCATCTGCATACGCTTTTGGCTTTTGGCATAGGAAAGCTGAACACGGAGTTTGGTGGTCGTAGTGCCCATCTTCTCAGCGATCTCTTTCTCTGTAAGCCCTTGACCAGCATACTCACGATACCGGCTCAAAAACGTATCGGTTCTCTGATTCGGGTTCTCGCCGGACCCCCAGGGGTATCGACCAGAGCCACGGCCAGGAGCGCCATCCATGACACTGACACCATAGTGGATCATTACATCTTCGATCGGTGGTTTATCCTGGTACATAGCTCAACTCTCCATTTCTTTGACTTGTTCAATGACTTTATCGGCCTCGATGATCTTCTTGGTGATTGCCAGAATATCATTTGGGTCTGGCTTCTCCACGAGAATATCATCGCTCTGATAGATGCGAAGCTCCGTGTCAATATCCGACGGCTTGATACCGTACTCAAGACAGAACAACGCTGCATAGATCATCAGCTGTTCAATATGTGCCGGAACCTTGCCGGTCTTCAAATCATGGATACGCAGCAAATCACCGCGCAGGTCAATTGCATCGGCAGTGCCAAAGCAGTTCGGAGAGTAATATAAAACCTGCTCAGGTCTAAGCTTAAAACCGATCGCGTCATTGACATACATATTCAACGTTTTGTGAGACTTCGGAAGCCGCTGACCGAGATCGATGGATTCCGCTGCATACTCGTGCAGTCTGGTCCCCATCGCCACGGCAAGAAAGTTGCGGTAGGCTTCCGCAATCTTGTTGGGGTCGTAGTTCAGCCAGTGATACTTACTGGCACCCAGAAAGGCATGCTGCCCTCTAAGTTTCGAATGATCGTTGAAGTTCATTCAGAACATCCTCCTTGTTCTCAGGATAAACAAAACGAGCGAACGACATCTCTGCCATTCGCTCAACGTAGTAATCCTGATTTGGCTGGTGGTTCGCATTTTCCGCCTTTTTGCATTCAAGAGCTGCCCAGTGGTCTTTGTACAAAACCATCAAATCCGGGATGCCCTGAATATAATTGGCATCATTTTTCAGCACCATACAGCCAGGGAAGCGTTTCTTCAGATCATCAATGAGACCCTTCTGAAATTTGCTTTCTTTTGCCATAAGGCCTTCTCCTTTGCAAAACAAAAGACAATATGCCTTGAAAACTGCCAAAAACAGTTAAAAACGGGACATATTATCTCTCTCATAATACACCATGTTTTTTTCGCGAACCCAAGGCCGAAATCAGGGCAAAACAAAAGGCCCATGCATTTTAGCACAGGCCGTAGGGGAAAATATCAATATTCAGCAGTAATCATCAATCGTAAGTGGATGACTCCGTCGGATAGCTGCCAAACAGTTCTGCATCCTCGGCAGTAATACTGTAACCGCACTCAGGGCATTCAAACCATTCTCCGCCATCACGCTTCTCACACTGCACATGGCAATGCGGGCACCACTGTTCGCCGGTCGGCAGGAAGTCAGCCATGCGGACTTTGCTTACTTCCACTTTGCCATCCGGCCCATCGAGGACATGAACCTCATTACCATGCTCTGTATAGACATCTACTTCCGTAACTTTTGATTTCCGTTTCTTATTGAACAATCCCATTGCTTAACCTCCTTGTGTAGTTTCCTCGGACATTTTCAGTATAATCAAAATATCAGTCCACCGCAACAAGGAAATTGTAAACTTTTTACTTCACATAACGCAGATCCTCCACACTGCAGTTCATTGCCTTTGCCATTTTATCGATCTGGTAAAAACTCGGAAAATGCTTGCCGTAAAGATAATCCGAGATACGAGCCTGCTGGATGCCAGTTTTTTCACTCAGTTCTTCTTGCGTCAATCCACTATGTTCAAGAGCTCGGCGAAGCAGCACTCCAAATATCCGTTTAAAGTTTTCCTTGTCCAAATCTTGATCGCTTTTCGGGATAGGGATCAGAACATTGTTTGTCAGGTTATAAAAATAATCATACTTGGAGTTGGTTTCAAGTAACAGCATCAAGTGAACATACTCTCTGGCGTGTACAACTTCACCTAACAAACCAGGAAAATATAAATACACCTGATGCATATACTCGTCCATCAAATTAGATTCTCGGCTCACTGGTCTATCTCCTTTCAAAACTTTTGTAGCACATGTAGCACAAATTTTTGAAAAAAATTTGGATTTTTAATTATATATTACTATTTATGCTATATTTAGCATAATTTCATATATATAAATAAAATAGGGTAATTTTTGCAATTTTTTTGTGCTACATTCGATTTTTGTGCTACAAAATGCTTGTTTTTATGCTAAATATGGCATAATTTGAGGTCTTTTCATGATTTCCTTATAAAATCGGTACCTTTTGCAGCCTCAAAAATTTTGTGCTACATTTTGCCCTATTTTTGTAGCACATTTTTATTTTTTGTGCTACATTCGATTTTTGTGCTACAAAAGGCCTCATTTTGTGCTACATTTTTCAGTCTGGATGCTTCATTTTTTCGACTTTATAAGCCAATTCTATCGTGTCTCGAATGACCTCAGAAGTCGATTTTTTGCTCCAAAATGCCACTGTTTTGAGTTTCCGAAGGTCATCTTTTCCGATCCTCAGCGAGAGATGTACGTCCTTCGTGGCCTTATTCTGCCTGATTTCCACCTTCTTTCACCTCCTCAAACGGCGCTTTTTCCCCGGTCCAACCGCAGTCTTCACAGTAGAAAACTTCTTCGCGCTTGCCTGGCTCCCCGCCTACAATTGTGCAATGACCTAATTTGTATTCGTCTTTGAACTTCCAATCCAAATTCGTATCAAGAATTCTATTGCATTTCGGGCAGTGGAAGTAATCCTTTTGATTAGGATTTGCGTCCATATAGAGCTCAATATAGCGTTCACTCCGTTGCTTATACATGAACACAATTCCATGAATATCAGCAGCAACTCCAATCACGCCCTCAAAGTAAGGATCTGCCACTGCCTCTTTGCACGACGCATACTTCAAGTCATCAAGGCACTCAAGAACCATATCAAGATCCTTCTTATCAAACTTTAAATCACTCATACTCAGCCCTCCTTAGGCATAATTTTCTCCGTCGTTTATCCAGCCACAAAACACACATTTACTGCACAAATACCATCCATGCTTTGCATCGCCCTTGATTTTGGCTACGACTTTCTGCCCACATACAGGACATCTACAGTCTGCCTCATCGACAATCTTCTTAACTTCCTCATCCAAAGGCATAAATATCATTCTCCTTTCACTTGACCTCCGATAAAGACAACATCATGTCTTATTTCAGGCGCATATGGTTTCCAGCCTACTGTCATCCGTACGTTCTCATACTTTTTAAGTTCCGATTCTTGCTCTTCAGTCAGGCGCGAATACATTACATATGCTGTACCGTGCATAGTGGCTATAGAATCATCAAACGATCCTGTTGCCCAGTCGCTGTACCCCTGAGGGCAAATATCAACAAACTGACTGAATGTAAGCTTCATTTTGTATCCTTCTTCCAAAAACCTTTGAGCCTCTGATGATACTCTTTGGCACAATCCGGGCACAGGGTTTTTCCCTCCCAGATCTCCCAGCCTTCGAGTTTTTCAAATTTACCAAAAGGATCAATCCACACTGACCGATCAATTGCACCGACATATCCGGCGAATCCAGTACCACCACATCGGTCGCAAATATAAAGTCTTCCGAATTTAGTCATTTGAGTCCCCTTTCATAAGATCGCGGCATTCTTCTGGTGAAATAGGATAGACGTTTCCGCAATCCACCAATTTCTCGACGGTCTCGCTGTCAATGTCAGTCTCCTCCCCAGTAATGATCTCGCTCATCGGCAGCCCTTTAATCCACTCGCAAAACGTCTGCCATTCATCCAGCTTATGCCCTTTCCGCTGATGGTAAATATTGGCAAGTACCTCATAATTCACGAGCAGTGTCCGTTTCTGATTGTAAGACGACGGCAACAGCTGGATCATCTGCCACCAGTCTTCTTTATAGTCGGTATGCAAATATCCATACCGATGGCAATTAAGCTCAGCGAGAATAGCTTTAAATGTAGGCAGTGTCCCAGGATAGAGGTGTTCAATAGAGAAATCCTCCAGCTCAAACTCCTTATCTGCAATCTTGTGCATGGTGGAGCAGCTATTCCCAACCGTGCCAACCTTGTAGGTATCCATCTCCTTCCACCAGTACAGCGGCCCAGTAACATCCATCGTCACCGTAATAAACCGCCGATACTTCGCATGACTTGGCCCCGCCTTAGCGAGTTTCTTCATGAGATCTTGATCGTTTGGACCAATTTCGAAACAAGAACCATCGGGATTACTTAGTACAATTGTTTTGTCATAGAGACCATCATCACAGAATCCAGGGTTCGTGTCATTATCTCTACAAAAATAGCACGCAGCACTATCACTCTTATCCCAGCTGTTAAAAGAGTTCCGAGTCCCACGAATGGCAGCCTCCCAGCCATAAATATCAGTCTTTTCAATTTTCAGCATCGTCGTTCTCCTTATCGTAATCTTCAAAATCATAATGGTGAGGGTCGCAAGGAAGCTCTCCAATCTTCACCATAAGATCCATGAGAAATGCAATGCCGATAAATACAATTATCCAGCCAACAGTCATTCTGTTTTCTCCTTTCTCTTTTTCTCATGCTCGTTCATCCAGTGAAGCTGCTGATTTTCCTCATCAACAAACTTTACTTCCCAAGGATAAATGCAGGCAACCCGATCTTCAAACTCGATGATGGCTATGGTTTCTGAGGTGCAACCGACTTTTTTAAGATATCCCAATGGTCTCAATGTCCAGCAATGGAAATATCCATACTCACCATTTACTTTGCAAAGCCGTCTCTCAGGCTTGACTGTAATATCAGTTGTTGCCATCGCTTTTCTCCATATCTTCGTTAGAAGATTCTTCATCCTCCATTTCTGCTTTTGCATTTTCTAGATCACCACAAGGGCCTAATTTACCTAGACACTCGCCATCTTTTCCCTTGACGAACTCTTTTTTATAGAAATCAATAATCGCATTTGCGCAAGCAGAATCGACTTCTGTTAGTTTCTCTCCGGTGTAAAGCCAGGGGCATAGCTCTCTCATAAACTTGTCATAGTCTTGACTAATCTTTGCTAGTTCTTCTTTTAGCTTTTCTTCAACAATTCTCTGGTGCTGCTCAATGTTGGATTTTTCTTTGATAATACGTTTAATTTCGCTGTTTGTTCCAAACATTTTCTTCGTGTAAGCAGCACAGAAAGCGGCTTCCGGATCGAAGTTTGTTTCATCTTTGCTCATGGATACGATGGTTTTTGTCCCATCACTCCACAGCACAATCGTCTTAGGACCGCTAAAGATAATCTTCTTAACATCGACATTTTTCATCTCATCAGTACCTCTTTTCGCAAATTTTCTCTTTTTCTCCATTTGATAAATGATACTGTCAAAGCCGTTATCTTTATTTTTGCATCTGCCAATCTGAGTCAAATAGGTTTTACCGCTTCGCACTCCCATTGTGATCGCCTCTTCCTCTTTAGCCTTACGCGGAATCTTCTCAATACTGGTTGCGTTAATCTGAATTTCATGAGGCTGGCCATCATCGTCCAGAGTCCATGCACTATCTAATGCAATTGTGTAAATCGGTTCACCGAATGGATCAGTTTCGTCAACATCAATAATTGTTCCAGTCCGCCCATAGTAAACATAGCGAATATCATTGACTTCTACACGATCTCCAATCTGAAACACTTCATACACATTACCAAATTCCATCACTTATCCTCCTTAAAGTTCACAGGTTTGTTTCTCTCCGTATACCAGATTGTAGTCACACCGTAATCAAAGCTGACAAACGATGTGTTGATACTTAGAATATCAATGTTCGGATGCCGTTCGATGAAGTCGTTGACTGAAAAACCAGTGCCATCGACTTTCGTGCGAAATTTCATGGTTCTGAGTTTTTTCTCAATCGGTCGTCCATTAAATGTTGCCATCTTATTTCTCCTTATCTCCCAGCTCAACAAGCTTGTCAATCACATGGTCAAATGCTTCTTCAATAGTATCGGCAGCAATGTCAATGTTTTCGTAAGTCGCCAGATTTGCCACCATCATCTTATATACCGTCTTTTCACTAGGAACAAAAATAGTGAGGGCGAATGCAACGATAAAAGGAATTATCAGTTTCTTTGCCGTTGCCTTTAGTGCCAGACCTTCTTTATAGTCGACATCTTTTTCTCCAAAACGCGCATTCGTAGTTGTTAGATACCATCCGGATACATATGTAAAAAGCCACACGATTCCGACCAGTACGGCGACAATATTAGCAAAGATTTTAACAATATTAAACACATCGCACAGATAAAACCAAATAGGGTTAATTACATTCATCTCAATTATCCTCCTTAAAGTTCACAGGTTTGTGGCTGTCCATGTTATACGGTTCTGCCAGGCATTCGTTGCACGGGTTTTTGTACGGCTCTAATTCGTAATATTTGCACTGCTTGCAGTAAATATCATAAAAGACTTCCTTAGTACGAGTTTCCATATTAAAGTTCCTCCATTTCGTAGGCCCTTCCAACTTTTTTTAGCATTTCTTCTGCTCTGGCTTTAGAAAAAACAATCGCAAATGTTTTATCAGGAGTCAATTCTATAATAGATGAACCGGGTGTATAGTGGTATACGTATCTTCCGTCATAGCATTTAAGTACATATTTATCCGGCTCAGGCGCTCCACTGTTCATCACGACAAGTTTTCCATTGATCTCTTCCTCTGGAACATTCACAATTTTGACGTAATTAGGTAGTAAAATTACGCCACTCTCCTTTTGTTTGAGGATGTTTTCATGAAGGTCCGCAAGTTCCCAGTCTTTGAGTTCCCTATCGCTCTGCAAGATCAGCACGTTGCTCTCACTCATCCTGCGCTTTCCTCCTTTACTGCCGCCAAAAGCAGCCCATCACAAATATCATTGTTTTCGTCTCGGTAAACAAACACCGGTCGGACTCCGTCACCATCGCAGGCAGCATTGAATCCAAAGTGTTCATTCATGCAGCGTGCTCTCCAATACTGCTGCATCTTTCGTGCAATTCGCTCATTGTCTTTCGCACGAATTGCTTCGCCTTCCCAGTGCCGCGCCTGGCTTTCCCATGTAGCAGCATCTCTACGAGCTGCCTCAATTTCCTTCTCATCGTCCTTCATAGACGTAAAATATAACGCAGTAGCGCTAAAAATAGTCCCAATAATGATACCGCCAACAAAAGCAAAAACACCCATTTTACTTAACCTCCATTTTTCCGTATGGGTACGCATCACTAAGTACCCAGCAATCTTCATTTCTAATTTTGTGGATCTCCTGATTTGTGCACGTGCAAAACCATCCGTATTCGTAGTATCGTTTAGAATTGTTCCAGGTCTTGCGCCTTTTCAGAAACAGGCAATCCATACACCGTCTTTCCTGATGATCATGAGCCTTGTATCCCATCACGTAGCCTCACTCGATATAGTCATCGTAAATACTAAGAAATGGGAGACTATGATCACCATTCGGTCCATAAATAATGATCGGAGAGCCGATGCTTTTCACAAGTTCAATCAAATCATCAAGGCTATCCAACTTTACGCCGTAGCCTCCATTTGTAAGCTTTCGTGCTTCCTCGCAGGGCTTTCTAACTTCTGGCCCAAAAGACGCACGGTCAATTAAGAATTTCATCTGAATTTCTCCTTTCAGAAATCACCATAGTGACGTTTGAAATCTCGATTTGCATTAAAATCCCGCTTCTCTTCGTAGGCCTTGGCAATCCGCAGGTCAATGAAGGATTTAGAAGTGAGATGGTAGTAATAAAGATCCTTATAAGGTGTATTCAGTCGGTCAATGCGCCCTTCTGACTGTTTTGAGATTTTGTATGAGTAGTTTCGGGAGTAAAACAGAATCGTGTCAGTTGTGATGCAGTTCCATCCTTCTGCCCCCGCAGTATATTGTACAAGGTACACCCAGGAATCGGTTTGCGGTATAGGTTCATGCCTATGCCCATTCCATTCTGCCACGGCAACGCCTTCACCAAAATTCATCCCTTTCAAAATATCAAGCTCGTAATCAAAGTTATAGAAGATGATCAATCTCGGATGATCCTCAAACACTTCCAAAACCAGTGTCTGCCTGGAAATATCAGAGTTCGTAATCTTCCTGGCACAGTAATAAAGCTCTGAAGCATTCTCAATCGGTTCGTTCTTCCACGGATTCCAACGGGTTCTGAAAAGCTGCTTCGTCCCTTCTCGGTCAAACTCCGCCATCAGATACTCGTGATGTTGCACGGTATCTCGCTTGAAATCCATCGGCACCAAAATATCATTGCGCAGTCTGCATAGGTGCCCTGTATCCACGAACCGTTCGATTTTTGGAAACGACTTGCAATACTGTGAATAAACAGCGTGCCTACGTAAAAATTCTGTCTTGTTTTTGTAGAACCCATTTGCCACAAAGACCGGAATATAATCGCTCCAGGTATCTCCGGGGGTAGCCGACAGCAAAATCCACTCATTCTTACGAGTAATTTTGTAAAACGCCTTCACCCAGCTGCCAGATCCTACTACACGCTGTTCATCAAATATAAAGAACGCACCGTACACTCCAACATACTTTTTGATGTTGTTCCACGAGTCCACCACAACGTTGTGCCTGTAAATATCACAATCCTTATGCGTGGACATAAGAAATGGCCCGAGCTCTTTCTCCCATTCGAGAGTATCGCGCTTTCGGGCCGTTGTGATAATATAAAGATCCTTCGGCGGGTCATCCATAGGTGCATAATCCCCGCCTTTTAAGCTTTCAATATCTCCTCCGTTTCGTAGATAGTAGTATCCAAGAGAAGTAATCGACTTCCCACTTCCAACATCTCCGCAAAGAATGCAGCCCCGCTTCATTTTTTTAATAGCTTCAATCTGGAAGTCATAGAGTTTCATCATGTTATCACCTTAGTAGGATATCAACCAAAGAGCCAAGAGAATAACCCCAGTTAAAGCTACTGTGCTACCCAGAACCAGCACCCCAGTCCATCCGTATGTCAATACCACGGCTACAGAAAGTGCAATAAACGGTGTTAGCAGCAGAATCCAGCCTAAAATATGAAAGAATGTTCTCATGCAATCACCTCAGTAAAACTGTAATAAAATAGTACGGAAACACAATGATTCCGGCAAAGGCAGCAAACAAAAGCCATGCCAACAGAATAATACACAGTGACGCGGCCAAAGATTCAAGCATGCTATCTGTTTCTCCATAAATCTCCACGAATATTGCTGGGATCAAGAGTCCGCTGGCTATAAGCCCAATTATAAAAAGCACCATAATTATCGAAGTCATAATTTTTCTTTACCTTTCAAATATAAAAACATTATAACCGCACCATCGAGCATGTGGCCGAGGTAATCCAAACGCCCAGTAACTCCTGCTGCAAATATAAGCACCATAACGCCCAGAAGGTACAGATAATCTCGTAAACTCATGATGCACCTCTTAACAAGAATGCCCCGAGAAATATCATCCCCACCATAGCTAGGTCAAAGAGAGTTCCTCGCCAGTCAGCAATAAACGATAGAATCAAAATGCCAACAAGTGGCAGAAGCAGCAAGATCAATCCCAAAATCTGTAAAAACGTCATTTGCTCGTCAAATCCTCCACAATAGCCACCACAAACATGAGCAGCAAAATCCCACAAACGATTCCGGCCAGGCCCAAAACCATCTTGATAATCAGGGCAATCCCCAAGCTGATGATTGCCTGGATTCCAGAGATGATCATAAGCCCCGCCCCAATCAATGCCATAAGTCCGATCAAAAATAAAACCATCATAATTAGTTCCTCCAAAATATCAATATTCGCTTGGCAGCAAAATTGTAGTAGCACTTCGATCTGCCTCCGTAATGATCCAAATCGTGTCATCAGGATGGTCCTTGCGCTTATATACACTTATCAGCCGCAGCCCATCCACAAGTGCTTCCTCGTTGGCGGCCTTATACTCATCGCACATGCTGCCCCAGTCACCGTTGATATGCCGGTTTAAAGAGACAATCATAAACCGCATAAACCCTGCATCCTTGAGCTTTGCATTCACACCCGGAGTAGAATGAACATTACCAGGTTCAAACTTCCTCATTTGTGTCTCCTTTCAAATAGTCAAACATTCGTCTGTAAGTCCAGATTTCAGAATAATACATCGGTGTAAACCAATAATTGGAAAGATCATCGCCGCTTCTAATCGGGTCAGAAAGGCTATCTCCGATTTTTATGAACCCCGCAAGCCCCAAAAGGGACAGCTGGATATAGCACATGAGCCCTACATTTTGGTCGATATCCTGCGCCACAGCTAAAACATAATTTTGGAAGTTGAGACCCCGCTTTTCATAAATCTTTCGCAACTCATTGGTAGCAGCAATCAATGTGGCCCCTGCCCCGCACGCTGGATCATTGATAGTTATAGGCCTCGTTTTGGATATCGAATCTACGTCGCAAGTGATTTTAGCCATCATATCGCAGACATTGTACGGCGTGAAGAATTGCCCGTTATGTTCGTTACTCAAGTCCAAATTCATGAAAAGTTCGCCGAGGAAATCTTGCTCCTGGTTTTTATCGAGCGCCTCAACAACATAAGCAGCCAGACGAGTGAAAATATCCATTTCGCTCTTTTTGTACTTTTTGACGATAGAAAGATATATTTTTTCTCTCTCGTCCCAATGAATATGCGACTTATCCACTGCATTTGATATCGAACATGCGAACATCGTAATAAAGTCATCCCAAACCGTCCATTTGCTGCGAGTGCGGGCCAGTTCCATGAAATCTTTGATGAACAACTGTGAATAGTCTTTCGTCGCTTCCTTTTTAATAGGTTTCTTCTTTTTCGGAGATTCTTTACTCTGTTTTAAGGGCTCATTTCTTTTCTCCGGAGGTGTCCAAGTGCAAGCTGCTGTCAGAACGTCCTTCAGAGTGAATTTCTTCATTTGTGTCTCCTTTCATCGGGGCCGTACCGTAATACGCCGTTTAACCCTCTCAAATCAGGCACCCCAAAATATCAATCAGAACGGGCAACCATCAGGATTATCGATCTCGGTTTCAACATAGTTCGCATACTTATCTGCAAACGGATCGTCCTCGATCTTTGCATACATCGAGTCAAGGTAAGCCGAGATGCCCCTCTTACCATTGACCTCCCACATATACGGGCTGATGACAACACCACACTCTTCGATCTTAGCAAAGTCCAGGCTGGAGATCGTGTTTTCGTTGAGGAAGACCTGCTTATGATTCGAAAGCAGACGAACCTTCGGAGCACGAACTTTGAAGCTGACCTTCACCTTAATATAATGGGTAGGCTCCTCATCTGGATCTTTGGAGATCAGTGGACGCACATTCCAGCCAGCATTGGCCAGATCTTTAGCGGCATTGGGATCGTCGATAATCACAGCAAAATTGCGGTCGCCCTCACGATTGTAGTTATCGCCCTTTCCCGAGAAATTCTTGAAGATCAGACGTGCATTGTCGATCACCAGTTTATTCATACGTTCAGCCATTACAGTTTTCTCCTTTTCAAATATCATTGTCGCAGTCACCAGCAGGCTCTTTTACCGAGGGCCATTCCTCCGGCACAATTCTGCGACGAAACTCGTTTTTGTTGATAGGGCTCGACCCCAGGTTGTTTTTAAAGATCTTCGCCAGGGCATTCCATTTGTCGTTTTGCTCGCCAAGAATCGTCACGAGCTGCCAGTTCGACTTGATTTTTCTCAGGTCGATCAGCTCGTTCGTCTCCTTGATAAACTCCTTACGGATCAGCGCCCCAACTTCCTTGTCAGTAAAGCCGTAATACTCACGATGCTTGTAGGCGTCGAGGTACTTCTTAAAATAGTCTTTTGCTTTCAGAAAATATCACTCCTTTAGTTAGGCGTCCGCCTGGTTTGAACAAAGCTCTTTGCAAGCTCTTGGATCAAAGAATGCGTAAGTGCTTTTTCAAGGTCATTAGCCGGATTATCCGCCCATGCAAATTTAATATGAAGAAGCTCATGAACTAACACTACTTCATAGTCAAAAGGCGCAAGTGTATCCGTGGCTCCAATATCCAGCTCGTCCATAATTTGTATCATGGCCGATTGAATTTCACGATTATAGGTACACGTCCCATAAGTATCTTCGAGTACCATGTTGGATTTCCGTACTGCCCAATCAAAAACAATATTCCAATTTTCAATCCCAAGAATACGGAGCCAATAGTTAAAAAGATCTTCTGCTTTTTCTTTAGTCAAAATACCACTCCATTCAAAAGCAAAAGGCTAAGACCCCATGTTCCCACAGGGCCGTAGCCTTTGAAGTTAATCCTTAATCCTGATTCTCGTACTTTTCTGCGACTTCCTCTATGTCCTCCTCGGTCATTCCGCCAACGACGCAAAGTCCGAAGTTCACAATGTTGAATCCCAGCTTCTCAAGCCATCGCAAGTTTTCATATTTATCCTCGCGACCTTCGTCGAATGCTGGCTGCCACATATGTGCCCCCGGAAATGCAATCGCGCATCCAATGACCCTACGGATTCTTTGAATAATAGTCATAATGCAAACCTCCAAATAAATTTAGAATTTTCTCCATATGAGGGCCTGCAAAATTCGCGTTAGAACGGCACATCATCATAAATAGGCGCTCCATGCTCATCATAGCTGCACCCAATGTACGGCTCATCCGAGACAAACCACTCGAAGTCGCCAAACTCGGAAATATCATGCACCGCCGTATCGCACATTTTCTGATAATACGATTTATCGATGCAATCCTCTTTCTCGAGTTTCTTAACCATCTCCGCTTCCATCCAGCGATAGCCTTTAGAGCCTGTAGCAGCCGAGTATTTCTTCCCGCCGGTCTTCTTATCGTCAGACTCACGTACCAGAATACCTCCGCCACATCCGGGCTTCACAGGGCAGAACAAACCAACCTTACCCACGAATTTGTAGTCGTGCTGATCCTCCGGCATTCCTTCGTTCATATCCAAATATAAAGCCGAAGTCACCTGCTTGGTCTCGCACATGTCCTCAAACTTGATAGGCTCTTTGCTGAACAGTGATTTGAATACATACGGAATCTGGAACTGTGTACCAGTAGCCGTCCATTCATTGGCATGTTTTCCGCCCTTGTTGATGATACCCTGCTCATTGTATTTAGCAATGTACACAGCATCATTCACAAGGCAGATGCGGTCGTAAGTGGCCTCATGCTCAAAGACGTACCCATATTCCCGGCCGTACTTGTCGATGAAGTCGAGAATATCATCCGTGACATCGGGCACTTTGATGGAATCGGTCTTGATGTGCGCTACGATAAAGCCTTTCTTCTGGACTTCTCGTTTGAGTGTTTCCATAAAGAGGGCCCCGCGCTTCGCAACAATATTGTCGTTATTACGCGGATCTCTGAAGGCGTTACTGAATTTGGCCGAAGTCAGTCCATACACCTGGTTGATTACAATTTTTAGTGCAAACGCGAGATCGTCCCAATCATACTCCGCCTTGCCAGCAGCAATCGCTTCAGCAAATTGCACCAATTTTCCGTCCAGAATGCCCCTGAGAGCCTCTACACCGTGATGTTTGATGTCCACACGAGCAGTTTTCAGGTCAGCAAAATTCTTCGTATAAGGGCCGAAATGCCGCTCTGCAATGAGGCTGGAAGGGTGCATCGAAGCAATATCATCCAGCCCCACCTTGCCGTACATGCCAGGCTCCGAATAGACATAACCACCCTCGCCAACTTCTTCGATAAGAATGATACGATTCGATGGATCACTCGGCTGGTTTTTGTCAAATTCTTTCTGCCGATCCAAAAGCTCGTACAAATACTCCGGATTGGACCGACATCTGTCAGCATCCAAAATATCAGTGCACCAGTAGGATTTCGCCCCAGTCCAGACATAATTCGGGAAGAACGGCAGAATACTCCAACCCACCGGCAATTCCTCGCCGGGCACATAACTGCGGTACTGCGGTTCGCCTTTCTCATTCCAGACACGGAAATCATAGTCGGCACCCAGTTTCTCACGCAGCTCTTCATATTTGGTATAAGGCACAGGTTTCCACAGTTCGCGGTAATTGAATTGCCACTGCGGATTTTTCTCTCCACCAAATATAATTCTGGTGGTGTGCTGGTTGGTCGTGTAATTGACAGTCAGGCCCGACAAACTCGCCAGGATCTGCCGTGCCACCCAGTCTGCCTTACGGGCATTGAAGACGGCCTCCGTTGCAATAACATCGTTGTCGCAATACTCAGCCACCTTGCCCCAAAGCGATTCATCCACCGGCTTGTCCCACGGAAGGCCCAATTCCTGGTGATGGATACCCAACTCGATCTCGAATTTCTTGAGACTCTGCTTTTTGTTCGAGAAGTCGTAAATATCTGTGTAGGAGATATTGTACGCCTCCCCAAAGAAGGCATTCTTATCACCGGCAATGATGCGTTGCGAGAGATCGTACAGTTGCTCGTTAGAATATCCAAGCATTCGGGCATAGATCATGTGATTATCGTACTTGCGGCAGTTAAAGCCAATTAGACGATACTTCATCAAATTTTCCATGTCCTGTGCAGTAGGGTTCACCATCCGGCCAACGGTCTTTCCCTCGCCTGCAACCTTCCAGTTGACTAAGAAGAGATTCGGGAATACCTCGCAGTCATAGAACGCGATAGGCACCTCATCATTGACGACCGGAGCAGAAGCCTCATCGCTGCAGAAGTGCAGTTTGGGCACCAGGTTCATGCAATACTCTGACTGGTGCGTCGAGTTCATGGCAAACACCAAAATATCATTGTACATGTCCCGCACATCATACTTAACGCCTGCATTGTAGGCATCGTCCAGCGTTTTCTTGATGAAATCCATCGAGCAGCGCGTATTGTCGTGATACTCTTTATTTAAATTCCTACGAATGATCGTTCGAATGGCTTTCTCATTTTTCACAGCTTCAAAATTAACCACTTTGCTTTCTCCTTTCAAGGGTAGTCCCGAGCTGATCGTCGCAATCGGGAGGTCATTGCAAAGGGTCAGTTTTCTTCTCAGGCTGCTTTTGCCGGTAAAGACCTTCACTTCGATGTCTTCCTCATAAATTCTCATGAGTTTTGTAACATCGCCGGAATATAAATAGTGCAGATGAATGCCTTTTCCGGACTTGGAAAGTTCTGCGTAAGTCTTGGGCCACTTTGCAGCAGCCTCCAGATTGCGCTCAAACGACTTAAATCCGTCTCCTCCTTTCAAATCAAAATCGATTACGATATGGTTCTCCGGTACTTTGACATAGTGGACTTTGTGGGTATCAAGGTCTTTGAGCTTCGTTTTAACTCCGTCCCACTTCCACTTAGGGGTCTCATCTTCTTTGGCATACTGGGCTGGACAATCAGCACAAATATCATCAAAGGCGGAGTGCTGTTCTTTAAACTCAATGGCAGGGGGTGGTTCCTCTTTGGGCTCTTCAACCGGCTTTTTCTCACCGCTGCCATCAAATTTATTAAGATCAAACCCTTCGTACCATCCACGAATCGTATTCCCATCTGGATCTACATGCTTTTCCTCGAAGACAGTAAAGTAAGCCTTCAGTTCCTCTTTAAAGAGTCGCTTGTTGTAGGGGTAGGTCACTTTAGCATCGTCGCAGTAGTTTTTGTACATCTCATAGGCAATTTTCAGAGTCGTGGAGTTTTCGTTCGAGAATATCAAGTACGAATCCGATACGAAGTTATAGAAGTCATTGGAAGCCCCCATCATATTCGTCGGCACATAGTCATCGTAATAATCAGGGTCCTCCTCGTAAACTTCCTTGCAGTGCCAAGCGATCCCTCCAAGCTCAAACGGGATCTGCTTCATGGCATGGCGGTATTCTTTGCCGGAAAGTTTATCTCCAGTGGGCTCTACATCAATAAGTCGGCGCAGGATACCGGACCTTGCATCCGAGATCTTTACCGGCTTATTCGTACCCATAAAGAGGAATGCTTTAAACCGATTGGCATAGGCAGATCGGAACTTTTCGTTTACGGTCATCAACTCGTGAGAGACAAGACTGTTCAGGCGAGTGTTATCCTCGATCCGAGACAAATCACCATCGTGCTGAATGGCCACCAACGGATTCGTCTTAAAGGACTCAAGCGCGAACGAGTTGGACGGATTGCCAAGCGCCTTGGCATCGAAGACCGAGTAATATCCATCAAAAAGCTGCTGGATAATGTTGAGCACAGTCGATTTACCGCTGCCCGGTGGACCATACAGAACCATAAACTTCTGCAAATCCTTCGAGTCACCGGTAATGATCGATCCAATTGCCCACTCGATCTTGTGCCGCTCCGCCGGAGAATATAATACGCTCATGAGCTTATCCCACCCAGGCGTATTCCCTTCTTCCAGCGGATAGTTCAGACGCTTTGAGGCATAATCCGTCTTTTTCAGTTCCTGATTGGAAAATATCAATTTTTCGTCCAGCATGTGGAAGTTGTCTCGGCATTGCCGCTGGCAGAATTTGTGCCATTGGTCGATCATGCCCGATTCTGCATCCCACATGTACAGCGTTTTTACGACATTTCCTTTATCCCGAATTTCCTGGCTCACCCTGCTTAGTTCCTGATCTACAAGGTACGTCAGGTCCATCTCATCCGTACTCCACAGCCCTCGATCTTCGAGCCAAATCGCGTAAAAGTCTCCGCCCCGAATCATCAAATCTTCAGAACGGCGCTTGAGAACAAACTTTGGATATATTTCGGTATACCCCTTTTTGTTCGCTCGGCCGATTTCGAGAAAGTCAACCATTACATTTCTTCGTCCTTATTCTCAGTATTGATTACATTGTTGTAGACCGTATTCCGGGCATCTTCGACGAGGCCCTCGAGAATATCAATCCGCTGGCGCTGAATGTCCATCTGCTTGAGCATGCCGCCAGTCACCGAAATTACCCCAAACAGTCCGAGCCAAAGAGCAAGGCCCGTGAGGTTATTCATTTTCATTTTGCGGCCGAGTTTACCAACTTTCTTTTCAAGAATATTCAGTGCCTTGGCTGTCACTTCGGTGTTTTTATTGAAGACAGGCAAAAGCTCGTCAATCGTATCGATTGCAACATTACCTCCGATTTTATACATGGTTATTTCCCCTTTCAAATATCAATCGTTCTCATTGAGATACCAGTTCAGCTGTGTCCAGATTTCCACCCGGCGCATGTCCATAGGCGGCTTTCGGACAAAGAAAAGACCGCCATCTCCCTGATAGGAATACTGGCGGTCTAAAAAATGCTGGATGTGCTCTTCGACATAGAGCTCATCAAAATCGTCATCACTCATACATTCGAGGCCGAGATTCGAGATCATCGCCCAGAACCAAACGCCGGTGCGATTACCCGCCTCCGGGTCGTCCATAATGCTCTCTTCGCATCGCTGAGCCAATGCAATCATCATTTCCAGCACACTGCAGGGGTGGTCATCCAAATATCTTGCGATAACATAGTCTCTGACATGTTTCTCATAGCCGAAACGGTATCGCAAATCAATGCCGTCTGCCTCTCGGTTGGAATCCAGCGGGATCGAGTAGCGGAAGTCAATTCGGTTCAGCGTGTTCAGTAGATTACGATACTGACGCCCGCCGTCTTTAAAATCTTTCGCTACAAGACCACACATCCAGTCGAAATAGGCGGCGTCAGTCTCGTTTTTCGTCATAAGTTCAGTTTACCTCCGGACGGTAAGGCAGTTCTCCGGCAACATCCTTGTATTTGCGCAGATCACGAGTAATCTCGTAGTAGCATTTGAGAATATCATTCTGTACATACACGATGTCCGCCTCGTACTCTCCAAAGTGATTCAGGCTGCCGAATCCGATCGTCTCCTCGACATCCCGAATGACCTCGTCGTTCTCATCTGCCAGCACGTGGTCGGCATAATAGGTCAGAGTGATTCGGTCGTAGTGGTTATTCTCGCCAAATTCCTCCGGCGTAATCACATGTGGATTGCCTTCTTCCTCCTCGTGATTGGCTTTGTACTTGTCTCGTGCCATCTGGCGATAAGTTTTAAGATCTTCAGCCTTCTTCTGAGCCTCGGTCTTCGGCTGCTCTTTCTTGGGCTCCTTGGGTGCTTCCTTCGGCTGGGACTCATACTTTTCCTTGTAATAAGCCTTCATCTCGGAAATATCATCCGAGGCCTGCTTTGCAAACTTGTCCTTGGCATACACCCAGGTAGCCACTGCAGCAATAGCGGCAGCGCCGGCCATGATGCCAAAATATAAAACCTTATTCATCATCGTCCTCCTTGATGCTCATCACAGTAACAGCCAACCCGGCAAATAGGGTTGACATACTGATAAGGATTCCGCCAACAATATGGCGCTTACGTTTTGAGTTGAGAATGTAATCGAGGGTGGTCAGCAGATTGTCGAGATAGTCCATTTACTTCCCCTTTCCGCCGGAAAGGACCGCAATACCTCCGGCAAAGCAAACACCGGCGATTGTGGCAAAAGTATAACCAAGAATGTCACGCATACTGATTCCTCCTCAAAATATCATGTTAGATCAGGTCCAGAATGTTGCCCTGCACATTGAAGTCCAGCCAAACACTGGGCTCGTCACCGTTCATAAAGTCCTGGACCCACTCGTTTTCTTCATTCAGACCAAAGTCAACAAAGTTATCGCCTTCATCACCCTTGAAAACCCAGCCAACGATCTGACCTTCTTTACAGCGAGGAATGCCAAGAGAGTCAAGTACATCATTCAGGAACAGATAACCCTGGCTGCGCAACTTGTCATTGGCAAACTGCTGACGAGACTTTAAGAACATCAGGCTGTAATCAGGATTCTTTTCCCAGTTAGGATTACATTCATCGAACAGCTTGGCATACGGGCTGCCCAGGGGATTTGTGACCTTAACGGTCTTAGAAACCTGCTTCTCGTTGCCCATATCATCGGTCACAGTCTCCTGCACAACCTCTTCATGGGTGCCCATGCGCAGCTGGTTATCAACGTCCTTGCCGTACTTCTCCACCACACGGCCACGATACTCCTCAAAGGATTTGGAAACCGTGCTGAACGCAGCAGCCAGAGCTACATTACGCTTACGCAGGATGTTGTTGGAAGCGAGAATTGCCGCCACAGACAGACCGCCTACGACCAGGCTCGGACCATACAGCTTGGCGAGCTTTACACCAGTCTGCACATAAGTGATGACAAGATCCTTCTGTGCATCCTCGTGAGAATAATCGGAGCCCATCGGAGGATTCGCCTCGACCTGATGAATGCTGGCAACATCTTCAGAGGTCTTATCCAGGATCTCAGACACCTTAGTGGTAGCTTTGCAGGCCATGACCGCACTCACGACACCACCGGCAATACCGGCGATCAGCAGCAGTTCCGGGCTGTGCTTAGAAATCTTTAGCTTAGCCACAGACAAATTGCGGCCAGCAACGGACATAATGTTAGAAAGTTTCATAATCAGTTCTCCTTTTCATTGTTACGAGCTTTTTCCAACTCCATAATTGTAAGAATGCAGTAATTTGCCATATCGAGTAGCGTATCGTCGATTGATTCATCGACCAAAGGTTTAGTGCCGAGGCCGATATTCATGAGTCGATGATACTTGTGAGAAATTTGCGTAAGAGCGGTAATGATACCCTTGTCACCAAACTCGTCCCAAGTTTCATGAAAACTATTACCGTAATCATGATTTTTCTTCAGGAAAGTTTCCCTCATTTTTTCAGTAATATCCCTGAACCGAAGTTCGTCATCTGTAAATTTAGGGCCGGAATAATCGAATGGAGACATATTTCTCTGCTGCTCTCTGGCCTCTCTGATTGCTTCATCGAGTTCTCTGCTTTTTCTGCTCGATTCCTCGAGTAGAGTTCGAAACCATAGTTCTGTTTCCAAAAATATCATTCCTTTCAAATAGGTTTGGCTTTTGGCAGCTTCAGGGTATAGCCCTCTCGTACTCGGACAACACTCGAATCCGCCAGGTTATCCCAGCCATAACGGTTTACCATGTAGTTCGTGGTCGTGATGCCTGCTGAATCGTAAAGGTCGCCAACCGTCACAATATTGTACTGGTCCAAAATATCAATCAGATTGTCCAGCACCTGCTCGCCCTGAATACGGCTGTCAAAGATAATGTCATCGTAATCAAAGGCATTCCGGGGGCGGCCAGTATCCTTTCGGGGCTCCGGACGATTGCTGCCAGAATAATATCCGGAATACGAGATTCGGGAACCACTCGAATAACTCGGCCTTCTGGACTCACCATACAGGAAAGTATCCACCGTATCATGGATAATGTCCTTGATAGCTGGCACGATTCTCTCCCAGAAGATATACTCCTTAACGCTGGTAACATCCTCCGGCAGGAAAATATCAGCCAGTTTCCGGGCATTGGTCTTCTTCTTGGTCTTGGCCGTGCCCTCAATCACCTTTTGGGTCTTGGGCTTTTCTTTCACCTGCCCATTTTTAAATGCGTGGCTGTTATTGGGCATATCGTATTCTGCCATCAGCTAACTCCTTTCAGAAAATCCATTTCGGATGTAAAATGACCCTCGAGAATCACTTTCGTCTCCCGAGGGTAGTTATTCTGTTTCTTCCACTGGTAATTCAGGTTCGACTTCGCCTTTGCCATACTCGGTGCAAAGGTCTCCCCTTTCCAGTTCCGGTCAAGCATAGTCCCAAATTGGTCTACCACATGGCCTTTGAAAATATAACGCATCACATAAATCACTCCAGTTTAATCAGGTCAGGAAGAGAAATAGACCATCCAGAACGGACTTTGGCAACATAAGCATCTCCAAGATTCTTCCATCCATAATGGGCACTAGAATAGTGAGTGCAAACGATTCCGGCTTCGTCATAGAGATCTGCAACCGTGACTTTTCCGTATAGGTCAAGAGTACCAGCAAGACGATGAAGAACATTTGCAGCCTCTTCTCGACTACAAAAGCGCAGCTTGGCGATGTCTGAGGCCCAAGTCCAACTACGTTTAGAGCAGTAATCCTCATAGGAAACCTTATTATGTTTCTTCGGCCACCCAAACACCATATTCACTATAGCCTTGGCCCCATGCTCGCTGAACTCACTAGAAGCAGCCTTTACTCCGGCATCTACAGAACTACGCACAGCCGTGTACAAAACATCATTCTTCTTGAGTGCCTTATACATTTCCCAGCCAGCAAACCCAGCCAACGCACCGGCACCAACAACCGCACCAGACACGAACACAAACAAATTCTTACCGAAACTCATAATTTAGTCCTCCTCAAAATGTGAAGCTTTAATAATGCCGCCGTGCTTTTGAATCAATTCTTCAGCAAGATCGATTGGAACAAATCCGTAAACAGTATCGGTAGGCATTCCAGGATCTTCGGCATATTCAAGAATTGCATCGTCAGGCTCGTTAGGAAAACCAAGTTCTACTTCAGTATATTCGCTTGCACCGTCGACTCTAGGATTTGAATAATGATACGCGGAAGCTTGGATTGAAATTTCATAGCCATCATTGCATAGTGCCCAGGGCCTAATTTTAGTATTCGTCATGTTCCACGAAACCTTAAGCCATTCTTGTACAGTCATTGCTTTTTTCTCCTTTCATAGCAAAAAACAAAAAAGCTAAGACCCTGTGTTTCCACAGAGCCTTAGCTCGAACAATTCCTTAAATTTCTTAAGGTCTTTCACAGATTACTCTTCAGATTCGTCCTCCTGGACTTCCTCTGCTTCGGCCTCCACTGCCTCACCTTTGGAATGGCCGAACTTAGCCTTCAGGCCTGCCACGCCATTGACCACGTGTGGGATGACATGCTTCTTTGCGAAGGTCACGCCTCCGTAAATAGCTGCCACGCCGCCAGCGATCAACAACGCTGCAGGCATAAAGCTGCTCGATTCTTCCTCATTGGTTTCGGTTTCAGTGATGGGTTCCTCCACATCGGTCATAGCCTCAGTAGTCTCGTTCATCATAATTTCCTCGTTTTCCATGATAAAGTCTCCTTTAATAAAATATAATTTTTGGAATCTTGTTCCATATAAGGGCTTGCAAATTTCGCGTAAGATTAAAACGCATCGTAATTGTAGATAGGGCCATACTTAAAGGCTACAACCATGCAAGGAGTCTGGGCCTCATCTTTGGTCAGCTGGGCACTCAGATCCAACTGTACAGTCGAATGATGGTCATTGATACTCCAGCCAAGGTCATCTCCAAGCATCCCATCTGGTAGGCCAATCAAATCATAATATTGGTTGAGCGAAACATAACCATCCTGAACAAGCTCCATATTGAGTTCATTGAGAGCACTCTTGAGCTTTTCAATACTTGACTTAAAATATCTTCCACAGATCGCGTCATAGCAGAGGGTATCACCATTGCCAGTCTCAAGCACAGTCGAGGTATTTACAGGATTCTTGGTAATTTTTTCCTCGGCCACAGCATTGCGGATCTTTTCTTCCTTCTTCTCACCAACTTCCTCAAGTGTCTTTTCTCTATACTCCTTGAAATTGGTCTCAGAAAGCGCATAAGCTGCTGCCAGTGCTGCATTTTTACGCAAATTCATCGAGTTGGCCCCGATCAGGCAGGTGGCACCCAACACACCGGTAATAAACGCCGGAGCATAGCAGCGCCAACAGGTCTGCACGATTTCGAGTTTGGTCAACGGCACCCAATTCTGGAATCCATCAACAAAGGCGCCTTCCTTTTCATCGTAGTAATGCAACTTTTGATTTTTAAATGTCCCGGCCTTCTTGTTTTTCTCCACTTCAGCCTTTTCTTTCAAAGCCAAAGCCTTCGGGGTAGCCTTCACCGCCCAATAAGTCGAGCTGGCCATCGCTGTAATGCCTGTGATAGTCAGGATTGTAGGCGCGTTTTTGGCCATTCCGACCTTACAGGCATGGACAAACGGCTTTACATTGATTCTCGGATACTTGATTTTCATTGGAGTTCTCCTTTCATAATTTTCATTTTCTACGCAGCCAGTTCATAGCGGCTTTTATCCCATGAAATTCTTCCGTCCATGCTTCTCCAGTGCTATTGTCGCAGGCAATTATCACTGGGCCATTTGCACCACATTCCAACGACAGATAGAGACCAATATGAATGCGCGGATTGTCAATTACATTAGACATTCCGAAATGATCTAAAATGTTTATCGGCTCTTCTTTGAGAGTCTCTTGCTCTTTGTTTTCATGAAAGTTCTCGCTGTCCAAGTCGCATACAACATCGCGGTGGTTTTGATTGCCTATAAGAATAGTGATACCGGTATGGTCGTCATCAGAAACAACGATTTCGTTGGAAATAAAAGCCGGAGACCCTTGCAGCGATTCACAGATCCGATAACAAAGGTCGTCTTTTTCTTCTCTGGATTTACAGTTGACATTTAAAGCAAGCACAATAAGTAATCTCCTTTCATAAACGGTTCCTTAATCTTAAACAGGAATACTTTTTCTAAGTGAAAACACATAAGCAAGTTTAGGGTCTAAATCAAAAACATGATCCGTACGGAAAATTTCTTCTGAATTGTTGCATAAAGCTTGTTTTGCTTTTTCACTTGCTTCCTTTTTAGAGTTAGCGGCCACAATTACCTCTTCTCCATAAATACTGACACCGTCATCCATAACGCCTACGACTTTATACCAATTCATCGGAACTCCCTCTTTCATAAATATAAACCTGCTACTTCCTCAACCATGGCTCTACCAACACTAAATACAATATCCGGTGGTGGATATTGCCATGCTTTGATTTCATTCTTCTCATCGTACATCTCGCCGCACTCTGCTATGCCGGTATCGAAGATCCAGTACAGTTCTTCCAAAATATCAGTCATAGATTTGTGCTCGTTCGCCTTCTGGGCCATGTACTCACGGATTTGATTCAAGGCCCATCGGCAGGTGCTCTGATACTGAAATTCGTATTCCGGCCAATCCTTACTCGGCAGAAAGTAATGTTCGTTTTCAAATTTGTCCAAGACCTCGAAATCCTGAGTTCTCGGCATCTTATTTCTCCTTTCCAGAAAAAACAAAACCAAAAGGGGCTTTTACACCCCTCTGGCTACAAGGTCATCAATTGCACCACACATGCACCACATGAATATGCTAAATACAATGAGACAAAGTGTGACCTTGAATATAATTTCTTGGATTCCGCCTTTCTTCTCAAAGTAGCTTTCTGCACATTCTAATAAGTAATAAAGTGTGATCATTTTTATACACCTCCATATAAGGATGTGTAATTTTAGCGTATAAAAGAAAAGACCCCGTGTTTCCACGGAGCCGTTTCTCGATCAGATGAAGACTTCAATCTTCCTTTTCTTCAGCTTCCTTATCAGCGCCTTCTTTCCATTCTTTCATAGTTGCCCACTGCCCGATACCCGCGCCAATGGCAACAACAGCGATGGAAACAATGCTCATGACATTAGCCACAGTAAGTTTTTTGATCATTTGTCTTCCCTCCTTTCCATATTAGCCGGTGAAATTTCTGCGAAGTTGTATTTGCAAACTCTCGTATCTTTGCATTCCTTGCGGTACTTCACGCACTCATATCCTTCGCGGTACATGGTTTTGCCTTCAAACATCCAGGCATAAGTAACTCTCATGGCGCATGGGCACATTTAAAACATCTCCTTGTATTTTATTTTTGGCATAACTTTGTAATCCATAACCACCAAAGGACGGCCGTTATCATCCAGCTGGGCTGAGAACCACAGATCGATCAGGTTAGAAGCATCAAACCCTAATGAATCGCCAGGTTTGATTTCATCCAGGCCGATTTCCATATAGAACTCATTCAGGCTCTTCCAATCGCCGCTGACCGCCATATCGCAGTTAAGATCACCGGCAATCTGCTTGATCTTACCAATATTGCACGGCCATTTTCGTCCGCTAAAGGTATCGTAGACCCACACATTGCCGTCACCAAGCGCCGCAGACTCGTCCATCTGAATTTTCTCCATACGGTCCTTTGCCACGGCATTTTTGATCGTTTCATTTTTCTCCGGTCCGACTTGCTCAATAACCTTCTGCTCGTACTCCTTGAGTGCCGTAGAACTTACAGAATATAAAGAGGAAAGCGCGGCATTACGCTGGAGGTTGATTTTATTGGCACCAATCGCGCAGGCCACAGTCAACGCGGCCATACTCACGGTCGGCACATAGCACTTCCAGCAAACCTTTACGACCTCAGCAGGCTTTAAATGGTCGTCCAACCCTTCTTTACAACGACGTACTTTTTCTTCTTCGATGAGCGGAAGCGCCTTGGTGGTAGCTCGTACAGCCATTCCAACGCTCGTGAGCACTCCTGCTGCAACCAGTCCTGTAAGAATAGTAGGTGAACAATCTTCCACAAACTTAAGTCCATTCCTTGCCATCTCCTTCACAATTTTTCGGTTGAGTTTCAGATTCATTTTAGGTTCTCCTTTCAAATATAAAAACAAAAAGAAATAGACCAAGGTTCGAGCTTGGTTCTCCCGAAATACCGGGCGCTTTACTCATAAGCTATCCATTTCCATATAAGGACTTGCAAAATTCGCGAAGGTAAAAGAAAAAGCTAAGACCCTGTGTTTCCACAGAGCCTTAGCTCGGATACCTCCTTTCAATCCTCGTAGGTCTCTACGTCAGGTTCTTTCTTGAACTTTGCCTTGATCTTCTCAGGGATACCATATACACTCAGCAGGAATGGTCCTACGATGGCACCATAAATGCCAACGCAGATACCAACCAGTTTCATGTAATCGCCCCAAGTGATGGGCTTGTTCCAGATTTTCTTAAACATAGTAAATACCTCCAAATTTTAAATTGGTTTTCTCCATATAAGAACTTGCAAAATTCGCGTAGCAAAAAGAAAAGGCAAAAGCCCATGTTTCCATAGGCCTTGCCTTTGGTTCAATCACCGTGTCTTCCAAAAATGCAATCCACGATTCGTCCGATCATGCCCAGTACAAACTTGGCTCCGTTGACGAATGCAGCGCCAACTACCAGTAAGCCCAGAGCGAAAATCAACAAAATTACGTAAAATTCCATTTCAGAATCCTCCTTTAGTTTAATTTGTTCCATATAAGGAGGTGCATTTTTCGCGCAAAAAGAAAGACCCCGTGTTTCCACAGAGCCGTTTCTTTCAGAGCGCTTTCAGCATGAAGGCAATTACTACAATTGCACAAGCCGTAACTGCAATTACATACGCAATATTTTTTGCATACTCTTCGTCTTTCATATTGCGTAGAAATTCCAGTATCACCTCTTTCATTGAGCCGCCTCCTTTCAAAAGTTGTCCATATTATACCATGAAAAATATGCGATGGCAAAAATAAAAGGGTCTATGTTTCCATAAACCCTAATATTGATCAGAAAGCAGTTACAGTAGCATTTCTAATGCTCATTTTTGCAGTAAGTTTAATTGCCTCAATAATGGTTGCCTTTACAATGTAGACAGTCTGTCCATCCAAGCCTTCGTAGGCTCTCGGGCTATAGTCCTGTAAAGTGTTCATATCAATATTATTGCCATAAACCGCATAAAGTTTTTTCATAGTAATTCCTCCTATTATATGCTTTCCTTTCATAATAGGATTTGTGAATTACGCGCACCTACAATGTTTTTCTGTCAATAACAGTCTCCCAGCGCTCTCTTTTCAGCGGTTTGAGCCGTAATCGCCACATTACCTGACGTACTGTAACCGTCGGATAAAGCCCCTCAGAGCCTTCCTCAGCATACAAATTAAAGAAATCCCTGAATCCTGGACTTAGATACAAAATATCATTGAGCCACGGGTCGATCTCAGTCCAGTAGGTTGATTTTGTACTCTCATCAAATCGTTGCTGTACTATTGCTATCCCTTTATTACCAATTTGATATAAAGTACACCTATTGTATAAGGGATGGTCACACTCATAGGTTCGGCCAAACATATGAGTTGTAATTTCCGGTTTCTCAATAAAATATCTCATAGGCAAAATAAAAGACCCCCTGCCGCTTTGGCGAGGAGGTCTGCGGAATCAGCCAAACCGTACGACCATTCGATCGCTGCTGGCTTCATAATAAAGACTTAGTTCTGTTCCTTCGTCATTCACAATTGTAACATTGTCTCCACCATCGAAATCGACTTTTGAGAATCCAGCTTCTTTGCATGTATTGACGTATGTCTCAAAATCATCGAGGGAAACGTTATACACATAAACAAAGCCCTGATTTTCATCGTCGGAACTTACCAGCGTTGGGAACCCTTCTGGCTGAGGGATGGACAAACCAATATCACTCGTCATCCACTCGTAGGCATTTTTGTACGGAGATACTGAGGTAAACGTCTGGGAATAAAAATCGTAGGTTGTCTGGTAATATTTCTCACCATCAAGGAATATTAGTTTTACCTGCCCATAATCAGCAAGGGTGCAATATGTTTCGTCTGTGAAGCAATCAAGAAAAAATGTAAAAGGACTTGGTTTGGAGCTTTCACCGATGTCTGTATAGCATTCAGTATTTGACTGAAAATATGCCCAATCCATTTGATCATCGTCAATTTCATGTTCTTCCTGGAGCTTTGATAGCAGTTCGTTATCTTCATCTGTTAAGTCGTCTTTAAGCTCGAAATAAAACTGGGCACTCAAAATCGGATGATTTGTATTGTTTGTGTAAGTCAGCATCAAACTTTTTTCGCCATAATCGGTAATACCACGAGAAATCTCGTAATCGATAGAGCCTTCCATTTCTGCTGAGTGCGTTTCTTTAGCATCATCTGTGTCTTTGGTATCTGTAAAAGCCGATCCCGGAGTTGTCGGCGAGGAGGATTTAGAGCTCGCAGCCGCACTCTGACTTCCGCCGCATCCGGCCAATCCAAATGCCATAACTGCAGCCAGTCCAATAGCCATTAACTTTTTCATAGTTTTCTCCTTTCTAATTGCAGGGATTTATTGCATTTTACCACACCCACCAATAAAAATAAAGAGCCCATGTTTCCATAAGCTCTTTTTCGAACCTCATTTCTTCAAGAATTTCGTACAACTGCGGATCGTGTCCTTAACGAACTGCGAGCCGATCGTACCGTTTTCCTCGAACTTAAGTCCACCTACGATGAGAATTCCATACATGCCTACCTGGCTCACGAATTTTGCCACGTCCACCACTGTATTCACAATAAGAGCGATTCTCTTTTCGTGAAGATCTGCCTGTGCCTGGAACATCTGATCCTGATGTTCAGATGTCTTTTGGCGGGCTTCAACCTCATTTTTTGTTTCATCGATCCTGAGCTTGTACAGCGTGTCCAGCTCCTTCACGGCCTGAGCACGTTCCTCTCCTTTCAGCGTCTCCAAATTTCCGAGGGTCTCCTCGATACGTTTGTTCAACATTTCGCTGTTTTGATCTGCCATTTTAATAATCTCCTTTCAAAGTAATAAATGGTTCCATAATAGCCCCAGTTATTTTCGCGAAATAAAATCCTCGTGCTTTACTTTTAAAATTATAACGTCCATTTCCGCGAAATCCCGAAATCCAGGATCTACCTCCATAAAAACCAAAGGACCGTCCTCATCCGAACGATCCACTCGCAGGCTGCCGATTGTGTTGGTGCTAAGAAATTCGCTGACTCCGTGCGATCTTCCAATAATATAAGAAGCCAGAATAAGAATCGCCGTAGCAGCAATATAAAACCAATCCATGTAAATTCTCCTTTAAACCGTTTTCTCAAATTTTCATCCCGGGGAATTTTATGATATGAAAATACCACTTCCTTTCGTAACCTGCGTCCTGGAAAATATAAAAGAAAAGACCCCGTGTTCCCACGGAGCCTACTCCTTTCAAGATACTTTACTCAGATACACAAATTCGCCTCTTTTAAACGACTTGATTGGGTATCCGGATCTTCTGATAGCTACACTGATGCAAGATGCCGCCACAGTAGAAGATTTATACCCATCAACGTCCAGCCTCACGACTTTTGCGTCCATAGCCATAAACTCCTTGAGCACCCCCCTGCAAATTGCAATAGTGACCAGTCTTTCCAGGTACTTCCTTAACAGGTGTCATTTTCATAAATGGTTCCTCCTTAAAAATATCAGAGTATTTTGTACTCTTTTCATATAAGGACCTGAGATTTTCGCGGATGTAAAAAGAAAGAGGGTATATTTCAACCCTCTGATTTAGAGTTTACAATATTTGCACCTGCGTAAGTAATTTCATTCCAATTAGTTTGGATTCCGCCATCGATACTTAAATGGGGCTTACCGTCTAAAGTTTTTACCCAAATTCTATTATCGATTATCCAATCAACATAGCATCGGATACCTTCATTTCCTCGGCACCTGCCATTAAGTTCTACGACATCTCCAATTTTAAGATTTTTAAATTGCTTTTTAGTCATGCAATATCACCTCCATAATACACCATGCAAAATCTGCGGAGAAAAATAGGACGCCATGTTTCAGACGTCCATTCCGATTAGATATTGATGTCAAGCTCAAATGACTTAGTATTGCAGTCGTATTCCTTGGGAATGCCCAAATCTACAAACCTGTCTCCTTTTGCATAGCTCCAGAAATGACCGTAGAGCTCTGCAAGTGAGAGCGGCTTATCCAATGCGATTCCCGTATCATCAAGGATCTCGCATAGGGATATGTGCCCTCTCGCTCGCAAAACATCGGTAAAATAATTTTGCTTTGCACGAAGATACATAATGTTGTAGTCCGCATTGTCGGTCCAATTTATACTGCGTTCATCAAATACTGCTTTCATTCAGTATCACCTCCATAATACCCCATGTCATTTTCGCGCGTGGCTTAAATGCCAAAAGAATTTATGGTAGCGGTCATAGTAGGTATCTTTGGAGCATGGCATGTCTAACCTAGATTTGAGATAGGTGTAACCTAGATTAGAAGTGACTGCCTTGAAAATATAACGGGCAAGGTCCGGGTCTGCTTTCTCGCAGCACTCCTCAATTAAGACCATGTTCTGTGAACACTCGATCTTTCGCTCGGCGCAAAGGGCTGTTCTATCCTCTACCCTATTTGTGGCAGATAGTTTCTCCCCCTGCTCAAACTCGTGAGCCATCGGGTCAACTGCCAGGTATTCACGCTTCCAGTCGGGATACTGTAAACAGAAATGCTTGAGTTCGTAGTAACGTTCTGGTGGTATCCAGTAACGATTCTTCTTTGATAGCTTCGACCGTATCTTAGTTGCCATGCTTTGCTCCTTTCCAGACGTAGCCAGTCTCCTCGTAAAGTTTCTTCGGAGAAATATAATAGTTTATACGTCCGTACTTAGAATCCATGTCCTTGATCGATGTAATCTCTTTTCCGTTTCTCGTAGCGGTTCCGATAGGCAGCCATCCTTCAATGATTCCTGCCCGCACCCAGTTGGCATCTTTTCCGTAAATTTCGGCCACCTTCACAACAGGCACCGAGCCAATGCCAAATTCCATAATTTTCCAGCTCCTTCCAACTGCTATTTTAGCTTAGCTAGTACGATGTATTCTGTCGTACCACGCTTTTGCAGTTAGTAAGTTAGCATAGAAACTTGTAACCCCCGTCCTGAACTTACAGAATTTGATGGCCAGACACAAGATGTAGGAGTTGATTATTCCTACATAATATGCTAAAATATCTCCACTGGAGGTGATTTAATGCTCATAAGCTGTCCCGAATGTGAGCTGCAGGTCAGCGATAAGGCTCTCTCCTGCCCTCACTGTGGCTATCCCCTAAAGCCTGAGGCCACAAATAGCCATTTTCTCAGATAAGCTGAAAGAT